GGAGGAGAGGCTATAATAAATAAAAAGAGTACTCAAATGTTTAGACCTTTACTGAGTGCTATTAATGAAGCTGGAGGTGGTGTTTCTTTTGCTAAAGGTGGTAAAATAAAGAAGTTTCAAAATGGGGGGATACCTAATAATTTGAGTGTATCATCTGCACAACAGGGATTTTTGCAAAGACAATTAAACTTAGAAGAGTTTTCAAGTACTATTATAGAAGGTATAAATAATAAACAAGTTATAAATGTAGCCTCAAACACAAGTGATGTAGCTACGGAGGTTTTTAATACACAGTCAGAAGCAACTTTTTAATTATGATGATAGATGAAAAAACAAAAGAAAAACGTAGAAGTATCTGCCAAGTTTGTCCCTACAAAAGAGGAAACTTCAAATTATTCGGTATCACTTTATTTAAAAGAATACCACAATGTAAAGTTTGTAAGTGTTCTATATTATTAAAATCAATCTTTAAAGATAGTAAATGCCCTAAAAATAAATGGTAAGAGATAAAGCATTACAAATAAAAGATAAGCAACCATACATTGACGCCTTAAATGAGATTAAAAAAATAAATCCCAACAGAAAGAAAGTAGCTCTTTTAATAGACACTTACAATGAGCTTAAAGGCTATGAGTTATTTCATATAGATAGCTTCTTTAAGTGTGGTGATTGCAGAAGAAATATAAAAAACTTTTGGACTAATATAGTTAATGAATGGAGCAAATAATAGTAAAGGAGCTGTTAAATAAATATGGCATAGATGCCGATAAAAAAACGGTTAGTTCATTTGTTAAAATAATTCAATTAGGCTTTAATGCGACTTGGTTAAAAAACTCTTGCATAATAAAAGATTTTGACACTATGTATAAAAAAGGAATGACAAACACAGCTATATATGTAGAGTTAGGAATAACATATAAAGCTCATCATGATTCTATTAGGAGAATAGTAGCAAATAGAAAAGATTACGAACTATAATTTTAATGTACTATTTATGTACAAAATATAGTTTTGTATATTAATAATTTTGTAATATAATATTTTATGAATATGATATTTAATAAAAAAGAAGATTACACAGAGTTAAGTATTAACGATGAAATCGGCTTTTGGGGGATAAGTCATCAAGACTTTACAAATCAATTAAAAGATGTTGACGGAGATATTAAGTTAAACATTGCCTCTTATGGCGGTGTTGTTACTGACGCCTTTGCAATATATAACTCCTTAAAATCTCATAAAGGTAGAGTTGTAGCTAATATCTATGGAGATTCAGCAAGTTCAGCGACCTTAATAGCTATGGCTGCTGATGAGATTAGAATTGCTGATAATGTTATGTTTTTAATCCACAATGTTTGGGGAGGGGTTACAGGAGAAGCAGATGATTTAAGAAAGTATGCCGACGATATGGATAAAGTAAATGCTAATATAATTAATGTTTACAAGAAAAAAACAGGACTGAATAAAAACACAATTAAAGCTTTAATGAATAAAGGGGATTGGATGACAGCAAAAGAGGCTAAAGAGAATAAGTTAGTTGATGAAATAGTAGAACCTGAAAAATTATTTAACAGAAGTGAAGCGTTGTTAATGAATAGTGTAAATGCTGAAATGAAAGCAGCATTATTAGAAAAAGTAAATAAATTAAATAATAATAAAAATCAATCAGAAATGAACGAAGAAACAAAAGGTTTCTTAGCTACTTTGAAAGATGACATTCTTAACGCAATTAAGCCTAAAGAAGAAGTTGTTGTTGAAGAAGTTGTTGAGAACAAAGAGGAAGCAATCTCAAAAGATGATGTTTCTGAAATGGCTAATTCATTGAAAGCAGAGTTTGATAGTACTATATCTGCAAAAGATGCTAAAATTGCAGAACTTGAAGCGAAAGCAAATGAGGCTGCTGAATTAAAAGCTGAATTAGACAAATTAAAAGCATCTAAAACAGAAGTTAAAGGAGAAGAAAAATCTCCAAATGTAGAACTACAAGCTAAAGAAGAAGGTAAGCCTTTATTTAACTTTTTGGCTAATAAATTAAACGCATAAGAAAATGGCAAATGCAGCAACTACAAGTTTTTCAGTAACATATAACGGTAAATTCGTTACTGATTTATTTTTAAAACCACAAGAAGGTGGTCAAGATATTTTTTCAATTTACCGAGTAATGCCAAATGTAGTAGATAAGGAAAACATTTATATTACTGGAAATTTATCAAAAATATTAAAAGGTAAGGAAGGATGTGGATTTTCATCAACAGGGAATTTTGAGTTAACAGACAGACAAATCCAAACAGAAAGAATTGGGGCAGACTTAGAGCAATGTTGGTCAGCTTTTGAAGGAGAAGTTTTTGAAGAATCTTTAAAGCAAGGTGTTCAAAAAGGAGATATTCAAGGGACTTGGCTTGAAACAACAATTAGAGCTAAGATTATGGATGCTTTAGCTTCTGATATTCCACGTTTACAATGGTGGGCTAAAAGTGGTGCTTTAAGTGCTGATTACGACCCATTTGATGGTTGGATGCAGAACTTCTATGACAACTCTGCAACAATGGGACAATATGCAGCTACATCATCTATAAGTGGAGCTGAAAGTTTAGGTGTTTTACAAACTGATGGAGCTTTAAAAATCTTAAAAAGTATGTATGCTAATCGTACAAAAACTTTAAGAGAGCTGCCAAAGTCAGACCAAAAAATCTACACTACTCAAACAATGTATGACAACCTTTTAGAGACTTATGAAGACACTCAAAGCTCTGCTGGTTTACTTAGATTGATTGATGGAGATGGAGATGAAACTAAGATAATGTTCAGAGGTTATGAAGTTATTGTTGTTAAGGGGTGGGATACTCAATTAGCTGATACGGATAACCCTCACGCAGCAACATTCGGAGCTAATACAACTGTTTGGACTACTCCAAAAAACTTAATCTTAGCTACAAATGTAAGCGACCCTAAATCTCAAATTGAGATGTGGTATGAGAAGAAAGATGAGAAAGTTTATACAAGAATTAGATATAAACAAGGTGCTCAAATCTTACATCCAGAGTTAGCTTCATTGCTTTACTAACATAATATAGGGGGCGTTAATTCGTCCCCTTAACTTAATAAAATAAATATAATGGCAGAATTACAAAATGATGTATTGGTAGACTGTAACAGTAATAACCGTAATGGAGGTATAAAGAGAATATTTGTGTCAAATAGAGAGAACATTGACACTTTTACGGCTGGTTCAGTTAATGATTACACGTCCGTAACTATGGATGCTACTTCTGATGTTTGGTTTGAGGTTCAGATAGATGATAAAGCTGGGTCAATAATTAGTGAGCCAACAAACGAAAATGGAAGCACAATGAATGCTAACACGGTTGAGGCTACAATCCCTAAGTTAGATAAGACTAAGGCTTTTGCTTTACAACAATTAGTTGATAGCTGTAAAGTTATTGCAATAGTAGAAACTTATAATAGCACAGGAACTTACAACCAAGCTTTTGTAGTAGGTTATGATGAAGTTTTAAAAAAGGATGCAGCTTTAATGTGTTTAGTTGCTCAAACTTTAGAAACTGGTTTACAGGGTCAGAATGCTTATACATTAACAATGGAAGGCGAATCAAAAGAATTAATAAGAGAGTATGTTGGTACTATCGTTGCTTATGACGGTGGCTCTAACACTATTGTTAACTTTGGTTCATAATATTAGAGGGTGGTTAATTCCACTCTCTTTATAACATAAAAAATATGTATAAAATAAAAAAGGCAAGTGTAGGAAAGTTGTATTGTTATTCTAAGGGGTGTTTTCCTTTAAATGACAACTTAAAACAATCAGTACTTAAACAACTATTTAAAGATAATTGCGAGCATATATACTATGGAGAAGCAAAAAGAACAAGCGAGGAAACCAAGACATCGGAAAGTACCGCAAAAGAAGATATTAGCAATAACAACACAAGACGCAAAACCGACAGAGGAAAAGCAAACAAAAAACGAACAAACAACTAAATGGTATCCTTTTTTTAAGGATTCAAAAAACACATATATTAATGATTTAGCTTTAAGGGCAAAAAGAAGTCCTACTCATGGAGCTATATTACAATCTAAAGCCACTTATACAGGGGGGCAAGGCTTTTTATTTTTCAAAGATGATGAGCCAATAGCAAAAAAAGATTTAGACACTAAGTTTAAAAACTACATTAGAAGTGTAAATAGACACAACGACACACTACATACCTTATTTGGTTTAGGAGCTTATGACTATGCTTATTCAGGTAACCACTATATAGAGGTTGTAAAGTCAGATACTTACACAAGTTTATTTTATCAAGATGCTTCAAAGGTAAGAGTAAATGATGATACAGCTTTCATAAGTGCTTATTGGAGAGATATTGAAAATAATCCATACTACAATAAAACAGATTATCCAGTTGAAGAAGTTGAGCTTTGGAATGGGGATATTAATACAAGGCAAAAAAGATTTATTTACCACATTAAAAACACAACTCCAGAATATGATTATTATGGGTTGCCAGAGGGGGTAAATGCTTTATTATGGGCTGACATTGAATACAAAATCCCTCAATTTAATTTAGACTTATTTAAGAATGGGTTTTTTCCAAGTATAGCAATGAGTATTATTGGTAGCAACCCTCCAGAGGGAATGACGCCCCAAGAATATGTAGAAGCTATAAGGGACGGTTTTACGGGGGAAGGTAACAATAGTAAAATGTTTATTCAAATGGTTGAGAGCTTAGAACAGGCAGCTCAAGTAACTGAATTTAACACTACAAGGGACGGTCAATTTACAGAGCTTCAAGAATTAGCAACTAAGAATATTATATCAGCTCATAGATGGTTTCCAAGTTTGGCAGGTATTTCAACTGCTGGAGCTTTAGGTAGCAATCAACAAATAAGAAATGAATACAACATTGCTTTAAAAAGTGTTATTATACCTTTCTACCAAAAACCATTATTAGGAGCTTATGAAAACTTAATAAGAATAGCTGGTTTTGATTATGATTTAGACATAATAAATGTAGCTCCAGTAGGAATAGAGGATAATATAGACCCTAAATTAGTATTGACTTTTAATGAGCAAAGAAAAATTTTAGGATTTGAAGCAGACGAAACAAAAGAAGGAATTTATTTAAAAGATAAAAATGAGCCTAACACAGGAAATGATGACGGCGGCGGAAGTGAAAACGGAAGCAATAGTCAACAGTAATTTAGACACAGCATACTTGGATGGTCGTATTTTAGATGCTCAAAGGCATTATATTAGACCATTTATAGGTAATGATTTTTACGAAGAGTTATTAACTCAAATTGCTGCAAGCACATTAACAGTAGCAAATACTAACATAATGGTTTATATAAAAAGAGCTTTAGCTTATTATGTTGTTTATGAGGCTTTACCATCTATTAGAGGTCAAGTTAGTAAAGGCGGTGTAATGGTTAATATAAGCTCAACAAGTGAGCCAGCAAGTGATTTAACTTTTGGGTTGATTAGAAATGATTATAATTCTAAGGCTGAAAGGTATATGAAAGAAATAGATTTTTATATAAAAGATGTTAGAAAGGATGATTCTACTGCTTATCCTTTATACTGTAAAAATCAAACTCAAACAAGTGGAATAATTATATATTAATGATTTATAAAACAGCAATATCACCTTACTCGATAAAAGAAATAGATGCCGAAACAACATTTCTTTTAGACTTATATTCAGGTGCTATATCTGCTCACTCATTCAGATTATTAAAATCAAGCTATACAGGAAGTTGTATAAGAGTAAGGAGGTCTATTGATAATTTAGAGCAAGACATAGGATTTTTAAATGGTTATTTAGATACTGCTTCAATGCTTACATTTTGTGGCTTAGGAAATGGATACATTGTTAGTTGGTATGAGCAAACTGGATTGGGTTATGACGTAACAAATTCAACAGCAAGTGAGCAGCCTCAAATCGTATCAAGTGGAACTTTAATCACAGTTGGTGGGTTTGTTGCATCAGATTATGATGGCTCACATAGTTATTTAACAGCAGGTTTAGGTAATTCGTTAAATTATGTCGATAGTATTAGTTTATTTAGGGTAGGTAGTTCAGATAGTATTGCAGCAGGTAAAAGGCTTTGTTCAGACGATAAAATCGGGGTGCAAGGTTATTTTATTGACTACTTTAACAACACAAGCAGTTCGTATAATGATGGTACAGGCTATATAACAGCAAACCAGTCTATATTAGCAGCCTCAACGCATTTTGTTTATTCAACTTGCGTAAAAATAAACGGAAATGTTGAAATAGATTTTAACGCTTCTAATGAAACCAGTAGTTTAGCAGCTTGGGATGGTTCAATAGGTACAAGTGGGCAAGCAGGTTATTCTATTGGCAGCGGTGCGGATGGTGGACAGCTTTACGATGGAAAAATACAGGAAATAATAATTTTTGGTTCTGATAAATCAAGCGATAAAACAGGAATAAGAGAAAATCAAAATAACTATTATAATGTTTACTAATGGAATGTATTAGATTTAACACAAACAAAGAGGCAAACGCCTTTATTAAAAATGTAAATAGTGGAGAGGGTTTCCCTGTTGCTAATGGGTTAACAAAGTCTTATTGCAAATTTATTAATTATGAAGGAGGTATTTACATAAAAATTGATTCAGTTATTGAAAAATACATTTCAAATGAAAACATTGTTAATATAGAATTTATTTATAATGATTAAAAAGAATTTACCTTTTCATTGGAAGGAAATAGAGTGTAGTTATATAAAGGTTAATGAGTTATGACTAATACAGATATAATATCAACAATATTAGGCAGTTCTTTAGTTACAGGGTTAGTAGGTTGGATTTTAGGCAAACGAAAAGAGGATATTGAAGTTGCTTTAAAATATCAAGAATTTTATCAAAAGCATATTGACGATTTGAAAGAAAAAATATCGGAATTAGAAAAAAAAGTAACTATTTTAATACAGCAAGACGAAAAAAAAACATTATTAATAGACGAACAAAGATTAAATTTATCAAAATGGGAGGAGAACTGTATTAGATTAGAGGGTATAATTAAAGAAAAAGATAGACAAATAGCAAAATTAGTAAAAGAATGAAAGAAATAATTTTAGATATAATAGGAGTGTTATTTATAATAGCTTCAATAGTTTTTTTTTATTTAGATAAAATAGATTTTACACAAGGAACTTTTTTAGGGGTTGCTGGGTTGACTTTATTTGTGTTTAAAGGCTCAAATGTAAGGACTTACATAACTAAATTATTAGATAAGTATTTTAATAAATGAGAGCAATTAAATACATAGTAATTCATTGTACTGCAACCAGTAAAAATACTACAATAAAATCAATTAAGAATTATTGGAGAAATAAATTAGGCTGGAAGTCTTACGGTTATCATATAATTGTTAAGCCTAATGGAGATGCTATTGAATTAACGCCTTTAAATAAGATTGCAAACGGTGTTAGGGGTTACAATCATAATTCAATACATATAAGCTATATAGGCGGCATAGACGAAAAAGGAAAACCATTTGATAGCAGAACAACAGAACAAAAAGAAACGCTCTTAAAACTCGTTAAATCATTAAAAGAAATATATCCAGAGGCAATAGTTCAAGGACATAGAGATTTCCCAAAAGTTTCAAAAGCCTGCCCAAGTTTTGACGCTAAAAAAGAATATAGTGAAATATAGTTTAATAATATTAGGTATTTTAATGGTTGGCTGCAATCCTTTTATTTCAAAAGATTTAAGAATAAAGAATAAATGCAATCGTAAATTAGAAAGAGTTACAAAGAAATGCCCAAAGCTATTAAAAAAAGATACTCTAATAGCTAATTTAGATACAACAATAGTAACAAATGAGGTTAGAGTTGATACTTTAGTAAGTACTAAACATGATACTATTGAGATAGTAAAAAATAAATTTAGAGTTAAAATAGTAAATTTAATAGATACCTTGTTAGTAGAGGGGGGGTGTGATGCTGATACTATAATTGTAACAAGAACTATTAAAGTTCCTTATAATGTAGTTAAACCAATAGAGCTAACACCTTTTGAGAAGTTTGCTAACTGGATGAAGCCCTATTGGTGGTTATTAATTGTTATTTTAACTATTTATATTGTTTATAAAAAGTTGCTAAACTAAAAGGGCATTTTATTATTATCTCTTAAATTAGGTATAGCCATTAACTGCTTACCTATAAATAACTTTCTAAACCTTTTTGATGATTTAACACCGTTTGGGCTAATATCATAAATTCGAGCCAATTCCGAAATAGTGTTAACTTCTAATTTATGAGCTGTTAGTTCTAAAATTTGAACTAACTTTTCTTTATCATTCTCTTTATCTACTTCTATAAGTAGTTGATTTTTAGTTTTTTCCATAGTTATAAATTTATAATGTTATATATACGGTTGTTATGTACAATAAAAAAAAGAAAAACGGCCACTCACTCATACTCTAAAAAAGTGAATGTTGTCTTGTATTCTCTTTAATATTATTTATTGCATTTTGAAAATATTGTTTATCAATTTCACAGGCTGTTAATGTTAAATCCATTTTTTCTATTTTATTTACAGAATCTAAAGCTATTGCAATATTTCCAGAACCTAAATGCGTATCTAATATTTTAAATCCTTTTTCAGCATATTTAGTAAATAAATATTGATACAAGGCCACAGGCTTTTGAGTTGGGTGTATTTTTCCATTTTTAGGTGTTGGTAGTCTATAAATCTTTGCCAACTTATCAAAAGAAGTCCAAGCAAGTTCAGCCATAGCTAAAGAGAAATCATCACTTATTTTTTTATCCCATACAATAAAACATCTTGTAGGCGGTAAGCTAAAGTAGTTTCCACCCCAAATAATTTGATTTTTAGAAACTCTAAATAGTTCTTTAAAATATTCGTCAGTAGGCACTTCATCCCAACCCTTTTCAACCACTTCATTAAAATTCATTTTGCCAGTTTTACCGCCTTTAAATTTATCGCCTATTCCATAAGGTGGGTCAACTATAGCCAAGTCAAAATAATCGTCTTTATAACGCTTCATTAACTCTAAATTACATTCATTAGTTATATTAAAATATTCTTTCATACTCTTGTGTTTTATTTGCCTTCCTATCGTCAGGCAGGCCGTTTTTCTTTTTTTTACAGATACATAACAACGCATATAGTTTATTGGCCACGTTGTTTGCGGTTATAGGCCAACAAACCATATCCAAATACATTACCAACAATTAAAAAAGGGTCTGTTGATTTCTATGTTGGTTCAGTCTTATGTTTGCCTTATCAAAGTAATTGCTATTTATTTCAGTAGCTACTAAATCATATTTTAAGTTATCACAAGCAATCGCAATGCTACCGCTTCCTAAATATGGGTCAAAAATTTTATTGCCCTTTTCAGCAAATTCAGTTAACAACCATTCATATAAATAAATTGGTTTTTCGGTTGGGTGTATTCTACAACTTGGTTTTCCAACGCCTTGTATGTTGTTAGGCGTGCCATACCTGTTCCCAGACCAAACATACCTCACCATTTTTGCAGGTTTATCAAAAGAAGTCCAAGCAAGTTCACCATCAGAATAGTTTTTACATTCAACCAATTTATCCCAAAAAACAAAACAATTAGTATTATTCAAGTTTTCAATAAAATTATTTGCACCCCACACAATTTGATTTTTAGATATTCTAAAAAGTTCAGTCCAAAATTCGCTTGTTGGTTTATTTCCAAAGTTTTTCATTTTACCGTCAAGTTTTGCCCTCATTTGCTTTGTTGGTGCATTGTCTTTTTCATCTCTATAAGGTGCATCTACAATGGCTAAATCAAATTGTTTATCCTTGCATTGCTTCATAAACGGCAAACAATCAACGTTGTGCAATTCTATTTTACTTCTGTACATAATTCTCTTTTTTAAAAGTTGGTAACAATGGCTATAAGTAATTATAAAAACTTAAAATCTGCACCATTTAGGTAGTCATCATACCATCTGCTAATTAAGTGCGGTCTTGGTTTTCCACTCATTGGTCTTGTTTCATTGTACCACTTATAAACCTTGTCGTTAAATTGTCTGTATGTCATCTTTAAATCGTTTTTATAACTACTCATAGCCTCGTCCGTTAGCTGCAAGTGCTACGTTCCTATTTTAAATTTAAGTTCGTGCATATAAGCCGTAATAATATTTTTTTATTCCCCACGCTCTTTAATAACAAAAAACTGTTTTACAAGGTGGAAACCACTCTTTTTTCCAATTTTTATGCTCTTCTTTTATTTTTCCCCAATGTACATTTTGATAATTGTTTTCTAATTTTAAACAAACTTCCCTATATCTATCAATAGAATCATCAATGTCAAAACTCCATTCAAAAACCATTTTTTTAAACGAAAAATTTAACTGTTCTAAAATAGGCATTTCAAAACCTTCTATGTCTATTTTTATACAATGGTTTTTGTTTGCGATTTTGTCAATAGAAATAGTTTCTACTTCTTTTTTACCAAATCCCCAATCTTTTAAAAGGCTGTTCCTCCAAGTGTTTCCATTTCTACCAGTAAACAAATCCATTTTTTTTGAATCATCAACTACAACTGCTTTTTTCACAATGTTAGCTTTAAAACCATTCAACTCTAAATTCTTTTTTATTAAATCACAATGAACATCATCCGGCTCATAAACATCAACAGTTGCTCCTTTGTAAATAGCTAAAACCGTAAAAGCACCTATGTTTCCACCTAAATCAATCCAATGTTCCCCATTTTCTATTTTAAAGTATGATTTTTCGTAACAATTTCGTTCTACGACTTCTTTTATAGTTTTTATGTCGCTTGTGTTCGGTCGATAATAAAACTTTAAACCCGTTCTTTCTGAAACATAAATAGGTAATGTTTCTGAAAATAAATCTTTGTAAATCATAATTTATTATTTGCTCTCTTTACTCTTTCTAACTCTTCTTTAGGTGCTAAACATTTTATTGTTTTTTCACGGTAATACATAACAAAACTTATTCTTTCATCTTCTTCGGTTTCGTTGATTATAGGTGTGTTTCCATGCCATCTATGAACATCCACTAAAAGTAAATCAGTACTACATAAATCAAAAGCTATTTTATACTCAGGAAGCACAAAATAACCTCCTTTACTCCCTTTAGTTTTGTGACAAGATAAATTACCAAAAGATTTTTTTAAATCTCCACTATCTTTATGAACGGCTGTTTGAAAATCTTTGTTTACTGTAACCGTTGTAAATGTTGTTCCAGAAATAACATAGTTTTGGTTAGTAGCTTTTGCAAACTCGTTTTGATAACTCCACTTTTCGGGAATTAACTCTTTAAATTTTCTGTCTACTTCTTTTATAAAAGGAATTGCATTATTGAATTTTTCAAACTCATTTTTGGTGTATGCGGTTTTTCTACAATAAGGCATCATAACCGTTCTGTCCATATAACCTAACAACCCATTTAAAACACAATTACCTACTTTATATTTGCTTTTTCTACCGTCTTTAGTTATTGTTTGTAATTTGAAGTTTTCTTTTATATGGCTTCCAGCTCTATTCATTGTTTTATCTAACTGAACCTTACCGCTTGCAATTCCCCTATTATCCATTTTGACAATAGAATCTCTTACATTTTCAACACATTTAAATAGTTTATTTTCGTCTAAAACATTTCGTCTAAATTTAGCCAACAAAACACCGTTAACAGTATAAACATCACAATCGTAATCTATTAATGTGTCAAAGTCTTTTTCGCTTAAAAATTCACCCATTAAATAATCAGCGTTTTTTATTTTTTTAATTACTTTCAATGTCTTCATATACTTTTTTCATTAAATAATCGCTCAAATTATCCACATTATTTTTATTAAAAACTTCATCCATTTTTGATAAAATTTCTTTTTGTTTATCGTCAACATAAATACAAACTCGATTAATGTTAGTGTTGTCTATTGGATCGTTGTTTTCTTCTAACTCAAATTTAAATAGCTCCATTTTTAATAGTTTTGCTTCCTGCGTCAGCAATTTTGCCCTCGCTCAAAAAAATATTATTACTACGTTCGTTTTCCATGTCAAAGTTTATCGTTTAAATCCGCACCAGACAGCTAACAATGTGTAACAGGCATTAAAACGACCTGTTACACCCACCGTTATAGCTAATTGCTTATAAATACTTTTAATGTTTGGCAATCATCTTGTAAGCTAATTTCTATTTTATTAGTTGGTTTCCAATTAACATAGCTTCTACCTTTTTGGTCAATTACTTCTACTCTGTTTACTTTTTCTAAGAAAGTTACAGGAGGCAACATAGCCATAACATCGGACATGCTTAATGCCTTTCCATTTTTGTCAAATAATTCTTTTTTGTTGCTCATATATTTTTACTTGTTATTAGCTTAGTTTAATGGCACTACACATAAACAAACCGTTAGCAAATATACAATAAAATTTTTAACTACAAAAATATAATTATAAATAAAATTAAATTACCTCATAATCAACAAGTTAAGCATTTTTAATAAAAAAAGTTATCTTTTTTTTAGCATCGTATTACTTTTTGTATTACATTTGCTCCATAAACTTTTAAAAACAAACAAAATGGAAAATCAAGAAAAAAAATCAGAACTATCTTTAAAAGATGTAAAAGAAATAATTTTCGACTTAGGTCAAGGTTACCAGCAAACTTTTAAAAATATCCCAATATGGTCAGACATTATGCAGAAAGCTGATGAAGTTGGGCATTTCGCATCTGAAATAGTTGAAAGAGTTATTTTAAGTCATAAGTCAATTTCGGAAAAACAAGCGTGGGTAGTTGCTTACTTCGCTAAAAATAACGGATTAATAAACGCTTAAAAATTATAAATTATGAAAGCAAAAGGTCAACACTCAAAGAGAATTAGAAAGATGCTATTAAACATTTTTAAAACAACAAACAATGGATATTGCTCTACTATTGATATAGCAGGGGGTTATATTAGAGAAAATAACGGGCACGTTTACGTAGTTAAAGAAGGTATTAATATTAGAAATATTTAAAGCCTCGTAGTTTCTCTTAAAATTTTAAAACGATATGAAAAAACTAACAAACATTAGATGGAATCAAGAAATGAAACTTCCAAGTATAGAAACTGGAGATAGTTATATTGAAGAAGACTGTTTCCCAATTTTATTTAACTACAATGGATATGAAATTAACGCAAATGTTTCTTTTGGGTTGGTTGTAGATACTTTTGTATTTGATGGCTCAACAGACCATTACGGCGATTCAGAATGTAGAGAAGTTGCAGAAGTTGTAGATGTGGATTTTGAATTAAAAGAAATTTTTTACAACGATGGAGATGAATTTAAGGTAAGTTTAAGGGAGTTTAACGAAATACAAGAGTATTTAAAAAATGATTTAGAAATACAATATTAAGATTATGAAAAAAAACGAATATAAAAAAAGAGATGCAAACGGTAATCAATTACCAGAGCAAATAGGCAAAGGCTTAAATTTAGAGCATTTAGCTAAAGTAAAAGAAGCAAGAGAAGTTAAGAATAAAACTATAATAGCTAAAGTAACAACTTCATTTAAAGAAAAGTGGCAAAGAAAATTAAAAGAGCATAATCTGGATGAAAGTACGGTCATTGTAAAGTTAGCAGAGATAATAACAAATGATAGTGATTTGTATATGAGTTTATTGTCTGAAAATGTTGAGCTAAAACAAACTAACAAAGAATTAATTAACGAACTTAAAAAAAATATAAAATGAATAAAGAAAAATTAACAGAGCTTTACAAAAAGTATAATCTAACAAAAGATGATGTATTTAAGCATCAACACTACATCATAATAACAAGAAGTGGAATTAATAAAATAG